CCTTTACCTACATAAACAATTGTACCATCTTCATCAATGTGTTGATACACATAAAAATTATTTACCATTTGATCTCCTAATATGTTTTCTCTATTAGGTACCGGCTGGCAGGATGGTTGGCAGCTATATGTTTCCATATAGTTCAGACTATATCTTCACCTTATTAGGTGCTCTGCGCTTCCACTCACTTGAGTGTACTTCCTTGCGGAATAGTCGTTGCTCCTTCCCTTAAGGGCTTGGATCAGGATTACCATATGCAAATGCACTTAGGCTTCCCCTGAGTTCACAGAGTTTTACAACAGCTGGCGAAATTAACCGTTGTTGGATCCATCGATTGGGATAGGTAACCCACTAAAGTATTCTGTACGCAGTATCTTAGCTTTATGGTACCCAGCTATCTCAATACAAGCAGCCAGAAAGCTATATGGCTTTTCAGCACTATGGTCAATGTACTTAGCACGAGCTGTGTTAATAACAAACTCTAAATTATGTTTAACCCACAATGCACGATCATCCAGAGTCATTTTATCTACAGAGATAGTGTCCAGACCTTCGTCATTGAGGTATTCAACGTAATCTGTGGTAAGGTATGTGAGGCTTTTAAGTTCACTGATGGTGTAGGATTTGTTGTAGCATGCTGCTGTATGGACACTAAGCCAGTAATATCCCCTTTCAGTAACTCGTTTCTTGTTAGCAAATAGAAACAAGGATCTGGCAAGATCACTACCTTGGAATTCAAGAAAGGATTCTGCGTAATATACTCGTCCACGGTAGTCACATGATACCTCTTGATAGAATGTTTTGTTACTTACTAGTTCAGCCTTTTTAATAACTTGAGTGTACTCAAAGAACTTACTTAGCATACGTTGTAGCTTAGGATCTTTTTTACCCATGAACTTAGTACCATCAAGGTTCATAAGCTTCTTAGGAAGGTGTAGATTTTCATGGTGAATATTATATAATTGGATTTCACCATTCTCATCTACTAGTTCAAGAACTTCCGGTGGCTTAGCTTCCTTCATAGCAGACAGCAAAGGCTGATTTAACTGCCAAGGCTGTTGACGTAAGCTCTCAAGGCTCTTGATAAAAGGTTTGTCAAGATACTCATGGAACAGTTTACTGTTAGTCCATCCTTTAATAAATGGTTCTTTAGTTAATGAGCTGTATAAACCTGCAATAGGTAGCAGTGGTTCAAAGGATGTGCCAATAAGTGTGGGCTTAATGTCATCATCCATGTTAACAATACGAATTAAGTAAGGTGCCTTACGACCATCGTACTCACGGAAAATATCAATCAGACCGTCTTGGAGGAATGTTTCAAGTAGAAGGTCTCCAAGACTGAGAGTTGTTTTGATATCGGTTTCATCAGCGCCAATAGCTCTTGCAATTCTTTTTCCGATAAGGTCGGAAGCAAATGTGAGTTTAACAGATGCGCTATGTGTTGCATTCTTGTTACGGATACAGTAACGTAGTAGATTGTCCCAAGCTTCATTGATAAATCTTTCAAGATCATATTCCCATGTTGGATGATGTGCTAAAAGGCGAGCACCTTCATTAAAAATCTTATCTGAGTTTAAGATAACCTTTGATACGCGTTCAGATAGATATTGATGTGGATTCATTGTTTAATCGAAGTCAACTAAAGAAGTTTGTTTAAGGCGACCCGTTTTAGAGTCGTAGCTGGTACTACCACAGTCTCCGGTCTTACCCGTGAACCGTGACTTGAGTACCCTTAACTTAATAGTGTTACGTAATTGCTCTGTCTCTGCAATCATGTTGCGGGAGAAAGCAATGATATCAAAAGAGATTTGCTTAATAGAGCCCGAACCTTTGATATCGTCAATAGAAGGTAGGTGACCTTCTTCAAAAGGCTTTTCGCTTTTACGTAGGTGAGACACAACACCTAACCAGATGTTATGTTTCTTACACAGCTTAAGTAGGTCAGACATCAATGAGTCAACAGCCTCATTACCAGTCTTTCCTTTAGAACCTTCTGATACAGCAATAGTAATGTGGTCAAGAATAATATACTTACAACCCATTAGTGCCAAACGTTCCATCTTATCTACTAATGATTCATCGCTAACAGAACCTTGGTGGTCTAGTAATACTAAGCGTTCATCACCAAAGACTTGTTTGAAAGCAGCATATTGTTCCTCATCAGTAACGTCATCTACAGTAAGATTCTTTTTAAGTTGCATACCAATAAACTTCTCTGCGGTATCACCCACAGATTCTTCTAATGATACCATACCTACCATATCCCCGGTGTTTTCAAGGATATCTAAAACAATCTCTTTAATAACTGTAGACTTACCGCTACCAGTACCCGAAGTGAACAATACTATTTCACCCAGACGCATACCAAATAACTTTTCATTTAAAGAGTCTAGACAATGTGGGTAAGGTAAAGATGTAATGCTTTGTTTAAGTTTAAACTGTTCCCAGACAGCTTCACCTTTAACAATACCTGCAGGACTCATTTCTTTAGCTTCAAAGATACACTGCATCAGCCGGTTAGATCCATACTTAATTAATGTATCACATGGATCTTTTTCGGGTAAGGTAACTAGCTTAACTTTATCATAGCCAATAATTTTAGCAGCTTCTTGTGCAGCTTTTTGACCGGGTTCATCCATGTCAAAGCATAAGACTACTTCATCGAAAGATCGTAGCCACTCGCGCTGCCCAAGGATGAGAGACTTAGAGCTAGCTGACGGGACCGCAACCGCTGGATAAAATCGTTGATACTTATCATATTGTGCCTGAGCAACTGCCAGAGCATCCAGTTCACCTTCAGCGATAACAATCCGTTTTCCTCCAGACGATACACTTTGTCCGAAGAATTGTACATCCTTAAATTCTCCGTGGATATTAAACTTCTTAGGTAGCTTTCGTTCTTTGTAGGCAACAACAACACTGTCCTTAGTATAAGGATAGAAGTGACTGCTGATAGTACCATCTTCTGCATAGCTAACTTTAACCCCATAGTATGCAGCAACTGTTTTTGTGATACCTCGTTCTTGGAAACCTCGTGTGTCATAAGTCTGGATTTCATCTAATGTGTGCATATTGTAGTTTTCTTTTGGGTATGTTGAGGAAATTACCTCAGGATTAATAGGTGAATTTTTATTACAGCTAAAACAAAAGCCCCATTCATCTCCATCTTTATAGGAGAAAGCGTCTGATGAATTACATTTAGGGCATGGTGCGTGGTACCATCTACTCATATTTAATTCCAGTATTGATTTTCTTGAAGTTCCCTGATACGCTGTCTGCGTTGTTTAGCTTCTTGTTGTGTTTCTTTTTTACGTTTAAACTGATTCTTGAACTCATCTTTTAATGAAGGTAGTTCGTCATCATATTGTTTTTCTTGTTTAGGTTTCTTGCTCATACTGTTTTAGGTTTAAGAAATTTGACGGCTCCAATGTTGCCATTGTACCAGACACGCTCTCCGTTTTCCGTTTCATCACGGCTAAGGACTTCCGATGCCCACTGCTCTTGGACTTCGCTGTAAGTAAGAGAACCGGGAGTGGAGCACCATTTATAGATAACAAAAGTAAATCTTTCAATTCCGTAGGTGTTAATATCAGCATTGACTTCCTCACACGAGGAGGTATATGTTCTCCAGTCACTTTCTTTCCTTGTAACCGTTTTTCTTTTAGCACCGGGTTTAAGTTTTCTTGAGACACTTATTAATTGCTTTCTTCCAATGTATCGTCTTCCTGTTTCAAGGTTTTCGATGTAGTAGATAAATCCAAAGGCGTTGTCTGGTCTTTCTGTGAGAGGGTGCCAGTGTCCATAGTCTTCCATTTTAATTTCTCTTTTAATTCTTCTAGTGTTAATGGTTTAAAGTTGTCTGCATTATCTCTGATCCAGATAAGGTTAGCTGACTTAACAAAGTCTTGTTGCCATGTGTTACCACATTTAATACGGTATGTATCTAACACAACGTTTAGTAGGTTTGCTACTGGTTTATCAGCTAATATCTTTTCAGCAGTTTTAGGTCCAAGACCTTTAATACCTTGAATGTTATCTGTTGCATCACCCATAAGAATTTGTTTCATTAAGAAAGTATAACCCTGTTCAGGTGTTACTTCATAAAATTCTTTTTTACGGAAGTTATAGTGCCAACCCGGTAGTGTATCCAAGTCTTTGTCAATGTGACAGACAATAGCTGTTTTACCTTCTTCTTGAGCCAGACGGAAAGCCATACCACAGTAGTCATCTGCTTCGGCACCTTCAGATTCAATACAGAAGTCAGCTGCATAAGCATATAACATTTCAAGGCGATCTTTAACTTCAGGTTCTAGTGTATCCTTACGATTACCTTTGTAGTCAAATGCTGCTCGATACCTGAAGTTATCTTTACCTTTAATAAAGACAGCACCACTACTAGCAGATACCTCACTCATAATATCAGCCAAGCGACTATCAAAAGCTTTCTTACATAGTGCAGGTGATGGTTGGTAGTGTGCTATCTGATACAGAATAGAGTCTGCATCAATTACTGCTACGTCAAATGTTTCTTCAATCATTAGTGTACTTCCGCATAGTTTGTTCCTACATGTGCATCACCACCCATACACATAACACCAAAAGCTTTAGGTGCCTCTGTAAAAGCTTGGATAGATAGCTCTGCCACTTCTTTTGCGTATTCTTCTTTGACTACCACGGCTAATTCATCGTGATAGTGTAAAGCAAAGTAATGTTGAATACCTCGTTTGTTTAGTTCATCCCTTAACCATACAATAGCTGCTTTACATGTGATACCCTCAGCAGTCTGTAGTAGGTAGTTTAATACTTGATGCTTAGAACTTACAAACACCAGACGACCATCTAAACCACGAATAAATGCATTGTCTTTACCAAAGGCATTAGATGTGTTATCGAACATTGTACCTAGCTTGTCTTTAAGTTCTTTTAATCCGGGAATGGATGATTCATATAATGCTTTGGATTGTTTACCAATGTTAGCATTAGATTTTCCTGTAAGAATTAAGCCAAGTTTTGCGTCGCCACCGCCAAACAAATAAGCATATAACCAAGGCTTAGCTGTTTTACGGGGCGTTTCATATACTCCAGAAAGAATACTAGCATTTTTCGCATGTACATCTCCGTTAATTACTTCATTAGTGAAGTCATCGTTACTAATATAATGACATAGACCACGCATCTGGTTACCTGCAGAGTCAGCACCAACGATAACGGTTCCAGGTTCGCAGATGAGAAGGCTTCGCATTTCTTTTCCGTATACTGAATCCACACTAGGCAGATTAGCCACAAGCTCATGGCGGCAACGGAAAGTTGGTGTGCCAATAGTCCACATACGACCGTGAAGACGATTATCACTGGATCCTTTAGCTGCTTCAATCCATCCTTCCAAGATACCTTTTCTTGATCTGATTGTATAGTATTCACTAACCAACATAGCATCAGGGCCAAGCCGTTCAAGAGATGACTCGGTAATCTTAGGAGACTTATTAACAAATTTACCATTGATTTTCTCCACATTCCATTCATCAGGTATCCATCCAATAGAATACAACCAGTCTTTTACGACTTCAATTGATCCGACTTTACCTTGTTCAAAGCTAATTCTACAGTATGGTCCTTCAATAGGTCTCGTAGTTCTTCCTGATTCTTGCGGTAGATTAAAGTGTCTGACAGTGGCAACGGTGTAGCATCCGTCTTTTCGCCATGCTGGTTCTTTGAATTCATCTTTACCATCTGTTTTAATACAACGCATACCAATACGTGGTTCAAGAACCATTTCAATAGCATCTAGTTTATTGTTAATCTCACTGAGTAATGACTGAGCTTTAACCATATCAAACATCCAACCCTTACGTTGAATGTCAGCTTCAATACGTGCAAACTGAAACTCTGTTTCTAAGCCATGCTTATACAGCGGGTTCTTAGCAATAAGTTTTTTGGCTTCTTCTACCAGTACCTTATAAACCTTTACGTTTAGTTCTACATCTCGGATACAGTATGTAAGCATTTCATCTGAGTATTCTTCAAACTTATCAAACGAAAGTTTAGGGTATCCAAGCTTAGAGCCCCAACCCTCAAGACCATGTTTGTGATCTCGTTTGTATTGGTTACATTGAGACATAATCCATGTATCAACTATTTGTTGGTGAGGTAATGGAGTCCAATTGGTTAGGTATTTTAATACAACAAGATCATAACCAATAATGTTATGGCCAATAATTACATCAGCAC